AGTTCGATAGTTAGATGATATTGCGGTTTTCGTATTTGGTTTTTAGGAAATTTGCATATTTTTCTTGGTATTCGTATTCGCTTAATATGTCATTCTCTTGGTATTGTTTTTTTTCGTCTAAGTATCTGCGGTACATTCTCTCTAAGAAAATCTGAAAGTTTGAGCGATTATCGCGCCATCTATTTTTTAACTTATGCATTGTCACGCTCTTGGTTATCCAGAAAATCCTCGCGTAATGCAGTAGCGTATTTAAGTAATGCTTTTTTTGATTTTGCATTATTGGGTATCCATGCGCGCTGTCTGGTTAAACCTTTATCTATTTGTGTTTGCTCGTACTTCTTAACGTATTTATAACTCGACATTCTCTTTCCCTTTATTGATTGAGGCGATAGCTTGGCCTCTTTTTTTGGCTATCTTTAAGTATACTTTTGTTTTTAGAGTATTAATTAAAATACCTTAAACCTAATACACCTCGTTAAAATTATAATTCGGCTTGTTGCATTGCGTGTTGCTGTTTTAATAATTCCTCTTTGGCTTGCAGAGTTTGATCCGCGCGCTGTTTATTAAAAGTATTTTGTAGTATTTCAATTATTAGCGATTGATCCCCGGCTGCCAGATTTTTAAAATTATTAATGATATTGACGATTTTTTCATTGGTACTCATATTATTATTTCCTTCAAGATTTAGTATTAATTCAGCCTTGCTTGTTAGCGAGTCTTTTTCTACTTCACTCAATGTTGGTTCATTGTTAATCATTACCTTGATTTTTTCTAAGTTACTCATAAGGGCATCATATACGAATATAATTAGCCTTACAAATCAGTGTCATACATTGGAAAGTCAAAAGATGGTATTTCAAAATTACATTCTGGACAGTACAAGCCATCAAAAAATAGACCGACCTCTGGCTCTGCTTCCTGAGTTTCTAATTTGCACTCGCAGTAAGGACATTCATCTAATAAATCAATCATTGGAAATATCCTCATCATTAAGAACATTTATTGATATTTTCCAATTCTTTTTATCTGGATCACACATTGAATCAGTATCCAAATAAATACCTGAGTAAGTTTGTTCTGATTCAATGTTTTCATTAGTTTCAATCACAAGGTGTGTATCTGGTTCATAACCTATTTTATCTACAGCAAATTGCAGTTTATTAATTAGCTCTTGAATTGTCATTAAATATCCCCTCTAATTACCATTAGTTTTTGATCTATTATTGATTTATATATGCTGCCTTCCTCAGATAAATAGATTGTTTTTTGTTTATCTTTATTACCACAACAAGGGCATACATCAGTATGTTGGTCAATTTCAAAATAATGACTATCACATTTTAGACATTCAACTATCATTGGAAAATTCCTCTTTTTTACGTTCACGCAACGCATCTTTTACTTTATGAATCTTGGCCCATTGTATTGATATGCATTTATCACTAAGGTAGAACCTGTCATAGACCAGGACATTCCTTAAATGGTATAAGTGATCCTCTAATTGCTCTATGGTTAAGCTGTTATAATTTCTCATTGTTTCCTCTCTCTTTGTTCATAAAACTGATTCTAATGTTATCTGCACGCTCAATAGCGCGTTTTAGTTCTGGCGATATGTTCCGCTTCTTTGCTGCTTTGTTAAACTCGCGCCAGTGGGCTAATACTTTTTTATTACTCATGGGGCAATTCATCAATATTATTCCACGCTATCAATGGCATATCTTTTAATGTTGCATCCATAAAAGAAAATGAATTTAGCCTTTTAATAAATGCCCACGCTTTTTTTTCACAATTAAAAAACCTGTATCTGGTATTTTCTTTGGTTGATCCTTCATTCCAACATCTAGCCTTACCAAAACTTACTTTGTATTTAGCCATCTTTACTTACTCCCGTTATTAAACATAATAAAACGCACCAGTGAATGATGCGCTTGATATGCTTAACAATATATTTCATTTATATATTTTTGCCTTAATTCTTCTACATACCATTTCATATGTTTCACATTGCCCCATATCAGCCCATAGTATTGGATAATCTCCTTATCAGTCATATAACATATATCTTTTTTCCATTTACTTAGTTTCATTATTTCTCCCTTAGTTAAAATTAAACATAATAAAACCCACTCGATTGAATGGGTTTGATATGCTCAACAGTTAATATTTGAGATTGCCTCGTTATAACCAATAACAAAGCCAATCATTTCTTGCTTGCTATCGAAGGTTTTTAAGTCATGCCCATAAGAAGAACCTAAAGTAATCTTATGCTCATCAAATAATAAACCCTTGTCTTTAACGCTTTGTTTATTGGCATAAGAGTCATAACCATACTCAATAATATTCTTTTCAAATAATGCGCATTGAAAAGCAATATAATATTTTCTACCACCGCGTAGTGAAAAGAGTATTTTTTCCTTGGCTTGCTTAAACTCTATTTCTCTCTCTTTTTTAAAACGATCATACATTTGCTCGTGTGTTTCTTGTTGTATTTTTACTGCTTCCATTTTCCTTCCTCTCTTTTGGTTAAAAATTTGTTTAATGATTTTGGACTATAAAATCTTTTTAGTTTTGATTTAACATCTGCTCTACAAATGTATTGATTCACATCAGAAAAATAAAACGTCATCTTTGTTGTACCTTTAAAACAACAGCTAAGCGCAGAACCACTTGTGTAATTTATCATTGAGATAATGTTACTTCTGCCATGATTTGTCTGAAAAACATTACCGCGGCCACATTCATATCCATGAGCTATACCAACATCTATAAACTCTAAAAATAAAGTTTTGAAAGAATTAGGTTTTTTGGAATAAATGATATTAATAATATATTCCATTTCCTCTTTGGCATTTAAAAAGTTTTTTCCTTTTCGCCATACAGGAATATAAAAGGTTGCATCTAATTTTCTTCTTTCTTCGATAGATAAAGTACGGCATTGGCCTATAATAATTCGTTGCTCACCGCATGTCTGATTGATGTTTAATCTTTCCATAAATTAATAATGCCAATCTTAGGTACTCATGGCTAGTAATAATGTTCTTTGTTTGTACTAATTCTGGTTAAAATCGCTTATAATAAGGGATATGAGGTACTTATTAATTAGTAAAACGGGATGAAAAACATGAAAGATGCGCAAGTTCCCGCTAAACGGGGGCGAAAAAAGATAGATTTAAGCGATAAAGAAACCTTAGATAAGATAAAACATTTTGCCGGGCTTGGTTTATCAGATAAAGCAATCAGTACATCTTTAGGCATTTCAGCGCGGACTCTAGCTAGAAGAAAAAAGGATTCTGTCATTTTTGGCAAAGCTATAAAGGAAGGAAAGATCGAGGCTGTAGCAGCAGTCAGCAATGCTCTTTTTGATAGCGCAACCGGGCGCACTGGCGAAAAGCCGAACATATCGGCCCAAATCTTCTATCTAAAGAATCAGGGTCGCAATGAGGAACTTGGCGGCTGGACTGATCGGATCGAGCAAAATACAACGTATTCTGTAAACCTGGCCGAGATCATAAACGACCGTAAAAATCTAATCGAACAAGTACCAACAAGGTACAAAGCCATTAATCACGCCTCAAACTCAAATAACTCAAGGGTAGACTCTCTGGTGATTAATCAGAAAGCCGAGAAAAAATGACAAAAATCAAGCAAAATAGCCCCCCCTTCAATCCCGACCGCGGGGTACAAGTTATAGAACTGTTGCGCAAAAATTTTTTAAATTTTGACGGATGCGCTCGTCTGTATATCCTCTCTCCCGTAGACGGGCGCATCTTTTAATCGCTATGAAATACGGGGCAGAGCAAGAAAAACAACTGATGACCGAGCTTTGGTCACTAAATATTAAAGACGATCCATTAAACTTTGTTAAATTCGCCTTCCCGTGGGGGCAAAAGAACACCCCCCTCGAAGATTTTACTGGCCCAAGAAAGTGGCAAGAAAAAATTTTACGGGATATTGCAATTCACATCCAACGCAACCAGACCATAGACTTGCCAGAAATGTTTAGACTAGCGGTTGCCTCTGGTCGTGGTATCGGCAAATCAGCTTTGGTTGCTTGGTTAATCCTGTGGATGCTCTCAACCCGGCTTGGCGCAACCATTATTGTTACCGCTAACACCGAACAGCAGTTACGCTCAAGAACTTGGGCTGAACTCGGTAAATGGATGACGCTTGCCATTAACTCACATTGGTTTAATAAAACTGCTACCACAGTTAAACCAGCACCGTGGTTTGAAGAAGCACTCATCCGCGACCTACAAATAGATACGGGTTACTACTACGCCCAAGCCCAACTTTGGTCAGAGGAAAATCCAGATGCTTTCGCTGGTATTCATTCATCTTACGGGGTGTGTTTAATCATGGATGAAGCCTCCGGTATTCCCGCACCTATCTATTCGGTCTCAGAAGGGTTTTTCTCCGAACCTACCGCGCATCGGTATTGGTTTACCTTCTCTAACCCACGCAGAAACACCGGCCCGTTTTATGACAGCTTTCACTCCAAGCGCAAATACTGGCATAACGAGCAAATCGACAGTCGCACCGTGGAAGGCACGGATCAAAAACTCTTTCAAACTATGTTGGAACAATACGGTGAAAACTCAACCGTAGCGCGCGTAGAAGTATTGGGCGAGTTTCCAAGTGCAGATGACGATACAGTTATACCAATGGATTTAGTTCGCGCAGCCGTAGATCGAGATGTCGCAATCAGTGCTTCCGCACCGATTGTATGGGGTTTAGATGTAGCCCGATTTGGCGGTGACAACTCCGCGCTATGCGTTAGACAAGGTAATACTGTACTTGAAATTAAAACTTTTAATTCTATGGATTTAATGCAACTTTGCGGGGCGGTAAAAAACAAGTATGATAATGAAACAATGATGACAAGACCGCAAGAAGTGTTGGTAGATGTTATTGGACTGGGTAGCGGGGTGGTTGACAGGTTAGCAGAACAAAATTTACCGGTGAGAGGTGTTAATGTGGCAGAAGCCCCATCCACCAAAAAGAATTTTTTAAA